GGTGGCTCCAGCTCTGGCGATATACGAATCGTATACGCAATGTATATTCAGCTACAACGCCCTTTCGCCTCGCACCAGCTGTGCTCGGTTGGGCGTCGCCACGACGTTCGCGCGCCGATGACTTGTCACCCAGCATCACCGAGCTACGCCGCGACCAACGCTGGGCCGTGCGCGATCTGCAGAACCTTCCGCGCAGCACGGTGGAACTCATCTGATGCGCGTGCACGCCATGCAAGGCGACACCGTCGACCTGCTGTGCTGGCGCCACCTGGGCAGCACGGCCGGCCTGGTCGAGCACACCTATCTCCTCAATCCCGGCCTGGCCGAACTAGGCGCTGTGCTTCCGCATGGCACCCCGGTGGAGTTGCCCGAGGTAACCACCACCACAGCGGCGATGACGCCGCTTGTGCAGCTATGGGACTGACCTGATGACCGAACCCACCTCCGTATCGAGCGGCTTCTTGATCGCCACCGGTGTGGGCCTTGCCTCCGTGCTGCCTGGCATCGATGGCGACGCGCTGATCGGCGCCTTCGCGGGCGGCGCGCTGTTTGTCGTGTCTGCCGCCAAACAACCGCTGTTGGCGCGACTGATCTATTTCCCGGTGAGCGTGATCGCCGGCTACCAGCTGGCGCCAGAGATCCTGCTCTGGCTGCCAATCAAATCCAGTGGCGTGGCTGCCTTCGCCAGCGCGGCGTGCGCGATCACCGTCACGCTGGGCCTGATCGAAAAGAGCAAATCGTTCGACTTTTCCTTCCTACGTCGTGGAGGTCCGCCCAGTGCATAGCCTGGTCACCGTCCTGACGTTGATGGCCTCGCTGGCCATCTGCGTCCGCCTGCTTACCTACCACCGCCCAGTCGATGCGCGCCATCGACGCAGCGCGGGCTGGTGCGCGTGGTTGCTGATCGCCAGCACCGGCGGCCAGGCACTGCACATCCTGCTGGCCGGCGCCGGCTCGCAGGTCAGTCTCTGTCACCTGGGCACGTTGATCGTGCTGGCGGTGCTCACCTACCGCGCCCAGGGCAATGTGGCGCGCATCCTGAAGGTCGATTGATGTTCACCGATACCCAGCTCGCCTCGATCATGCAGTGCTCGCCGCAACGCGCACAGCGCTGGCATGGCCCACTACTCGCCGCCGCCAACCGCTTCGGCATCACCACCAAGCGTCGCGCCGCGCACTGGCTTGGCCAGGTCGGTCACGAGAGTCTGAGCCTGTCGCGCATGGAAGAAGGGCTGACCTACACCACAAGCGCTCGGTTGCTGGAGGTGTACGGCGCGCGCATCACACCGGCCCAGGCACCCACCTTCCTGCGCAACCCCGCCGGCCTGGCGAACTTCGTCTACGCCGACCGCCTGGGCAACGGCAACGAAGCCAGCGGCGACGGCTATCGCCACCGTGGCCGTGGCCCGATGCAGCACACCTTCCGTGGCAACTACCGCCGCATCGGTGAGCTGATCGGCTTGCCGGTGGAAGAGCAGCCGGATCTGCTACTGCAGATCGAGCCGAGCGCATTGGGCGCGGCGGCGTACTGGCAGGACAACGGCCTCAACGCGCTGGCCGATACGGGCGACGTGCTGGGCCTGGGCCGGAAGATCAACCTGGGCAACGTGCGCGCCAAGCGCTTGCCCGAAGGCCACAGCGATCGCGTCACGCGCACGCAGCGTGCTCTGCAGATCCTGGGTGTCGGCTGATGGTCACGCGCCTGATCATCCTGCTGGCGCTGATTGCAGTGCTCGTCGGTGGCTGCGTGTGGCAAGAGCAGCGTGTCAGCGCAGCGCAGCAAGACCGCGATACCGCGCTGCAGGCCAAGCGTCGGGCCGAGGCGGAACGCGACAGCGCCAAAGGCTCCACCACTGTCGTCACGCAGTACGTCGACCGCGTGCAGATCGTGCGCGAAGCCGGCGCCACCATCACCCGCGAGATCCCGATCTATGTCACCCAGAAAGCCGATGCTGCTTGCGCTATCCCTGCTGGCTTTGTGCGGCTGCACGACGCCGCCGCCACGGGCAACCCTGCCGGGCCGCCCACCGCAGATCCTGATGCGCCGGCCCCGGCATTACGCTCTCTGGCATTGCCGGTACCGTCGCCGACAACTACACCAGCTGCCACGCCACCGCCGCGCAGCTGAGCGCGCTGCAGGACTGGGTCGACCTCCACGCACCGGGGCCGGCCCCATGATCAAGCCCGCCAGCCTGCGCGCGCATCTGGTCGCAGCGCTGCCGGATCTGGCGCGCGATGCCGACCGGCTGCCGGTGTTTATCGACGCCGGCAGCCTGGTCAGCACGTTCCAGCCGGGGCTGTCCTTCGAGTACCAATACACGCTCAACCTGATTGTGACCGACCACGCCGGCCATCCAGACGGCGTGATGCTGCCGCTGCTGGAATGGGTGCAGGTCAACCAGTCCGAGCTGCTGTCCAACCCGGCGCGACGTGGTGACATCGCCTTCGAGGCCGACATCCTCGCCAACGATGCGGTGGACCTCTCGATCAAGTGCCGCTGACCGAACGCGTCGTGGTGACGGCGAAGGATGGCGGCGGCTATGACATGACCCATGCGCCGGAGCCGGTGATCGATCCGACATGGATGAGCTGACCGCACTAGAGAACTGGGCCGCGCCATTACTGGCGCCCCTGCAGGAGGGCGAGCGGCGCAAACTGGCGCGCAAGATCGGCACCGCGTTGCGGCGCTCGCAGAGCCAGCGCATCGGTAAACAGCAGGCACCTGACGGCACGCCATACGCACCGCGCAAGCAGCAGCTGCGGCAGAAGTCCGGGCGGGTCAAGCGCAAGAAGATGTTTGCCAAGCTGCGGCAAGCCAAGTACCTCAAGGTCAGTACTAGTCCCAATGCAGTAAGCGTGGGGTTTGTAGGTCGCGTGTCGCGAATTGCGCGTGTGCATCAAGAGGGGCTCGAAGATCGTGTGCGACCAGGCGGCCCCGAGGTGCACTATTACAATAGGGCCGACGTCCCCCCAATTTTGAGTAGCACCTCAGTTTGGAGTCCAATTCCCTACCCCAAGGAGATTGGACGTGAAGAAGCGTTTTTCCGAAGAGCAGATCATCGGCTTCCTGCGCGAAGCCGAAGCGGGCATAGCGATCAAGGACTTATGCCGGCGGCATGGCTTCAGTGAGGCCTCGTACTATCTGTGGCGCAGCAAGTTCGGCGGCATGAGCGTGCCCGACGCCAAGCGGCTCAAGGACCTTGAGGCCGAGAACGCGCGGCTAAAGAGGTTGCTGGCCGAGCAGTTGTTCGAGAATGACCTGATCAAGGATGCGTTGCGAAAAAAGTGGTGAGCGCACCGGCGCGTCGTGCGCTGGTGCGCGAGTGGATCGGGCGTGGTGCTAGCGAGCGTCGTGCCTTGGCGGCGATTGGCATGAGCGCCAGCGCGCTGCGCTATTGCCCACGCCAAGACCGCAATGGCGAACTGCGCGAGCGCATTCTTGCGTTGGCGCATCGCCATCGCCGCTACGGCGTGGGGATGATCTATCTCAAGCTGCGACAGGAAGGACGCCTGGTGAACTACAAGCGCGTGGAGCGGTTGTATCGCGAGCAGCAGCTACAAGTGCGGCACCGCAAGCGCAAGAAGGTACCGGTTGGCGAGCGTCAGCCGCTGCTGCGGCCAGCGCAGGCCAACCAGGTGTGGTCGATGGACTTCGTGTTCGACCGCTCCGCCGACGGCCGAGTGATCAAGTGTCTGGTGATCGTGGACGACGCAACGCACGAAGCGGTCGCCATCGAGGTGGAACGCGCGATCTCCGGGCACGGCGTTGCGCGCGTGCTGGATCGGTTGGCACACAGTCGCGGCCTGCCGCAGGTGATCCGCACCGACAACGGCAAGGAGTTTTGCGGCAAAGCGATGGTTGCCTGGGCGCATGACCGGGGTGTGCAGCTACGGCTCATCCAGCCGGGCAAACCAAACCAGAACGCCTACGTCGAATCGTTCAACGGCCGGCTGCGCGACGAATGCCTCAACGAACACTGGTTCCCAACGCTGCTGCATGCACGCAATGAGATCGAACGCTGGCGACGCGAATACAACGAGGACCGACCCAAGAACGCAATTGGCGGCATGACGCCGTCCGCTTATGCCCAACATCTGGCAAACACCGATATCATCAACCCCGGACTCTAAACGCGGCCGCTACTCAGGGCGGGGGGACGTCGGGGCAATACTCGGCATAACTAAAGAAGAAAGAGAGGCGTTACATGACTTGCTTAGTTTGTACTTGGCTGGAGGGTTGTGACCCTAAAATTCCATTTAGTTTCCTATTGACATTTAGGCACTAAATGCTAATAGTACGTTAATAACGTGCATTCACATTACATTAATAAACAAAGTCATGGAGGGCTAGTGAAAAAAACTCATGTTTTTACTGCTGTGGGGTTGGTTGCAGCTGGCTTAGCTACCTTTTTACTTATGAAGCCCTCGCCACCGGCAGACGCATCGCGTGGCTCATCAGATCAAGCTGTAGCCCGTAGAGCCGACGAAGTATCGATTCCCAGAAGCGGCAGTAGTGCCATCAACCAGCAGGCATCGGACTGGGCATCAAAGCCTTCAGATGAGCTGTATCGAAATTTTCATACCACTAAAAGCCGCGCGGAGGCTGGTGATGCTGCTGCACAACGCCGGCTCGCGGAGATCTACGAACAATGCGCCATGTACAGTGTCTCGCCAAAAAATTTCGCGAGCATGCTGGACTCATATTCGAAGATTAAGAAAGAAAATTCTTCTCGATACGAGCAAATAAAGAGCCGGTTTTCTCACTATTGCAGAGAGGTTGATGGAGGAGAAGTAATTCCTCTAGAGGCAATTGAGCTTTGGTATAAAGAGGCTGCGAGACGCGGAGATCTAATCGCGCAATTGAAGCTTGCCTCCGGAAAAACAATGAGTTCGGAGGAGTATCAAAACCTAGTTGCAAAGGCAGTTAAGAGCAAAGGCCCAGAAGCAATTTTTGCAGTTGAAGAAATGGTAAATAATCCAAATGCTTCAATAGAGCTTGGATCTTATGCGCCGGATAACTCAGGAAATTACACTGAATTCGCATGGGCCTTGGCGGCCTGTAAAGCTGGCGCTGCATGTGGACCGGGATCTTACCGGTCAGACATGATTTGCCTTAACTACGGAATCTGTGGCTCACGTTATGAAGATGCTGTAAGAAACAAAATTGTACCACCTGGACAATTGAATTTACTTGATAAGCAGGTTGAAAAAATCCAATCAATCATCAAAATGGAAAAATAAAAGGGATTTAAATGAAGGTCAAAGAGAGAGTTGTTTTTAAGCGCTACCTAGCATTTTTCGCGCTTGTAATTTCAAGTCTGCCAGTCATAGCTTCAGCCGTTACCATTCGTGCGGGTTACGCACCCTATAATCAAGTTGCTCCAGCTGAAGGAATCACGGTTCTGGACGACTCGCTTTTGAGGGTGGCGGCAATGTATGGCCTTTGGGGAATGTACAGAACAGTGAATGGCCTTACCGCCTTGCCAAGAGGTTCTACCTTCGACGTTGTATATTCTGACGGATCAAGTGAGAAAGCTACGGTTGCATGCATAGGAGCGACCATATGCGTTATCCCAGTTCCGGGAACTCAGAGACGGGACGATGGCACCCTGATCAGTAACGGCGGCGGTGGGGGTGGCGGTGGTAAGAGTGGTGGCAGCGGCGGCGGCGGTAGTTGGGGCGGTGTTGTGGTTGTCGGCCCGCCAACGCAAGAGCCGTAAGAAACTATACGATTGGATAATTAAACCTTTTTTATGACCGCACGTCGCAAGTGCGGTTTTTTTTGCCAACACTTTACTTCATTAACCCTGACCATCAGCTGGAATTTTGTTGCAGTCGTACCAACAGCGTCGTTTTGTTTTCCTTGATTTCCGGTTTTGGCGCCACTGGCGCGAGGAGTCGGTAAGATGTTTTCGGCCAGGACGCAATCGCAGCCTTGCATCGGGTTGGTTTGGCGATATGCGTGCAGGTCCTGTACATGAAGGCCAGGGCTAATCGGGAAACTTTAAAACATTGCGGCCCGAAGGCGCGAGTGTTTGTAGCGATTGAGTTAACGTGGGGTGCCTCTTCCTGGGACTGACTTCTAAAGCAACACTGACACAACCCCTCAAGCTCGTCTGCAATGGCCTCTTTTACTGCCGTCGATCTTTCAAAGCTCCAAGCTCCCGACTTGATCGAGACCCTAGCATTTGAGGCGATCTTCGCCGAAGCGCTCGCGCAGTTTCGTCGGCTGATGCCTGAATTCTCCGCACTCACCGAAGCAGATCCGGTCTACAAGCTCCTGCAGCTGTTCGCAGCCCGCGAGCTATTGCTCCGCCAGCGCGCCAACGACAAGGCGCAACAGACGATGCAGGCCTTCGCCACCGGTACCAACCTCGATCACCTCGGCGCGCTGTTCGGAGTGGCGCGCCTGGTGCTCGATCCGGGGCAACCGGATAACGGCATTCCACCATCCTACGAGTCGGACGTGGACTTCCGCCGCCGCATCCAGCTGGCGCCCGAGGGCTTCAGTGTGGCCGGCCCCGAGGGTGCCTACATCTACCATGTACTCAGCGCATCCGCGGATGTCATGGACGCCAGCGCGACCAGCCCTGCGCCTGTGTCGACTCCCCGCAGTTCAGTGCCAGCCAAAATTAGAGGTCTGCGGTTGATGTTGATCACGGAACTCGGCGGGCGTTAGCCCGCCCAGGCTGTCGTGCGGGATCTGCTGGTTATAGTCGGCCAGCCAGTGTTCGGTCTGTTGGCGGACCTCGCTGAGCGTGCGGAACAGATGCATGTCCAGCACGCCACGCCGGTAGCTGCCGTTGAAGCGTTCGATAAAACCGTTTTGCATTGGACGCCCCGGCTCGATGAAGTCCAAGGCGATGCCCTTGCGCTCGGCCCACTCGGCCAAGGCCAATGCGACAAACTCCGGGCCATTGTCCAAGCGAAGTTTGGCGGGGTAGCCGCGCCAGGCTGCGATGCGTTCCAAGGTGCGCATGACGCGGGCGGCCGGAAGATTCAAGTCCACTTCGATCGCCAAGGCTTCCCGGCTGAAGTCGTCGATGACATTGAACGTACGGAAGCGCCGACCATCCCACAGCGCATCGGACATAAAGTCGATTGACCATCCAGCATTGGGTCGCTCTCCGCATGCCAGCGGCTGTGGATGACGGGTCGGGACCCGGCGCCTGCTGCGGCGACGTTGATTGAGCTTCATCAGGCAGTACACGCGCCACACCCTTTTATGATTCCACACATGTCCGCGACGGCGGATGATCTGAAAAAGCTTTCCAAAACCACGCTCGGGAAAGCGCTCGGCCAATTCGGACAGCAGCGCAATGACCTTCTCGTTGCGATCAGGACGGCGCCGATAGCGCGCTGTCGAGCGAGCCACGCCAACGACTGCACAGGCCCGGCGCTCGCTCCAGCCATGCTGCTCGACGAGCCAGGCAAGAAGCGGGCGTTTATGCGCCGGGTCTACAGTTTTTTTGCGATGACATCCTTCAATGCATGGTTTTCCATCGCGAGCTCGGCGTACATGCGTTTGAGCTTGCTGTGCTCGGTCTCCAGGTCGCGAAGGCGCTGGACATCAGCGGCCTCCGTGCCACCGTACTTGGACTTCCAGACGTAGTACGTGGCGTCGGAAATACCCAGCTCACGGCACACATCCTTGACATGGCGGCCGCCCTCAACCTGCTTCAGCGTGGCGACAATCTGGCTCTCGGTGAACTTGCTCTTGCGCATCGTTGGTCTCCTTGGTGGCTAGTGTGCCGGAGACCTCTAACTATGGATGGATCAATTTTACGGGGAGTCGACACCTGGTCAAGTGTTGGTCACTGTGCAATCGCGCACTGGCGATGGCGCCGCGCCGCAGGAACTGCTCGACGAAGTGGCCGCCGTCCTCACCGATGCCGACGTGCGCCCGTTGACCGACGAGGTAGCTGTCCAGAGCGCCAAGATCGTCCCGTATGCCATTCGTGGACGCGTCTACACCTACGCCGGCACCGACTCGGCGGTGGTCATGCGCGAGGCGCTGCGCAGCCTGCAGGCGTATCTGGACGAGGCACACCGTCTCGGCCGCGACGTACCGGAATCGGCGATCAAGGCCAAGCTGTTTGCCGATGGTGTGCAGCGCGTGGAGCTGGAATCGCCTGCAGCTGACATCAGGATCAGTCGCATGCAGGCCGCCTACTGCACCGCGATCGACATCGTGCACGCCGGCATCGATGAATAGCCCTCTGCCGCCCAACGCCACCAAGATGGAGCGCGCCCTGGCCGCCGTCACCGATCGCCTGGAAGCGATCCCGCTGCCGTACCCGGATCTGTGGAATCCGGACACGTGCCCGGCTGGCCATCTGCCGTGGCTGGCCTGGACGCTGTCGGTGGACGACTGGAAGGCCGACTGGAGCGATGCGATCAAGCGCTCGCGCCTGCGCAGCGCCATGGCGATCCAGCGGCGTAAGGGCACTGCCAACAGCGTCCGTATGGTCGTCGAGTCGTTCGGCGGGGCGGTGTCATACGCCCTGGGTTCCGTAGACACTCAAGACCCTCGTTGCGCGTAGCGCCGTTCAAACTCTACAGGCGACAGGTCGCCGGTTGAACCATGACGGCGTTTTGGGTTGTAGAACATCTCGATGTAGTCGAACACCTCCGTGCGCGCGGCGTCCTTGGTGGGGTAGACCCGCCGCCTGATCCGCTCGCGTTTGAGCAGGCCCAAGAAGCTCTCCACCGGGGCGTTGTCATGGCAGTTACCGCGCCGACTCATGCTGCACACCAAGCCATGGGATGCCAGGAAACTCTGCCAGTCATCGCTGGTGTAGACCGATCCTTGGTCCGAGTGGATCAGGCAACCCGATCTGGGTTTGCGCCGCCATACCGCCGATAGCAGGGCCTGCACGACCAACTCGGTATCGGCCCGATCGCGCATCGCCCAGCCGACGACCTGCCTGGAGAACAGATCGATCACCACAGCCAGATACATCCAGCCTTCATGCGTGCGGATGAAGGTGAAATCGCTCGCCCAGGCCGTGTCCGGCTCAGCGACATTGAACTGCCGATCAAGCAGGTTGGCTGCGGCGACGTACTCGGTCCCGCAATGGAAGCGGGGTTTGCGCCCATAGCCCACATGCGCACGTAACCCTTCCGCACGCATCAACCGATGCACCCGATGGCGACTGCAGCGCTCCGCCAGATCGCGCAGATCCTTGGTGATCTTGCGATGCCCATAGACACTGCCGCTGGCCAGCCACTGGTGCTTGATTAACCCCAGCAGGCGTTCGTCTTCCTTGGCGCGCTCACTCTTGGGCGACTTTAGCCAAGCGTAGTCACCGGCCCGGTTCACCCGCAACACCCGGCACATCGCGCACAGCCTAAATTCCCCGCGATGGGTCTGCATGAAGGCGTACTTTGCCTTTACCCCTTGGCAAAGTACGCGGCGGCCTTTTTTAGGATGTCGCGCTCCTCGGTCACTCGGCGCAACTCGGCCTTCAGGCGCCGAACCTCGGCGCTCTGGTCCACCTCGGCGCGCTGCACGACGCCGCGCTTGCCGAACTTGCGCATCCAGGCGTACAGGCTGTGCGTGGTGACAACCAGGAGCTCGGCGACTTCTGCCGCCTTGAACCTGTGATCGGTCACTTGCCGGACCGCTTCGATCTTGAACTCATCCGTATACCGCTTGCTGCTCATGGACACCTCCGAATTAGCTATTTTCCATGGCCTTGAGATGTCTAGAAAAGCCTGGGCGTATCAGATCGAATCCAGCCATCGGCGTGAGACAAGCACGCGAAGCAAAGAACCACCGGATGCCAACGCCGACCACCTTCGAAAAGGTGCTGGCCTTCGCTAGAGAACGCGGCTCGCTTCCGCCGCATACAAAGGGAAGCTGCCCAAGCTATCTCGCGCCAGTCATGGTGCTGGCGTATAGCGCGCGCCTACGCGGCATCGAGGTGTGCACACTCAACGACACACATAAGCAGCCAACAGGCATCCATGCTCAACGGCGCAAGGGGTCACGCGACACGCTCACCGAGTGGGATCCAGAAATGATCGAAGCGTGGAATTTCCTCGTAGCACGACGCACCGCTATCTGGACTAAAAACGGTCGAAATTTTGCAGTGCCCATTAAGGCTGAGGATCGGCGCCTACTGGTTGAACAGTCAGGTAACCCGATGGCTAAGTCATCGCTGGATAGTGCCTGGCAGCGATTCATCACACTTGCAATGACAGACGGGATCATTTCGAAGCAGGAGCGCTTTTCGCTACACGGCCTCAAGCATCGCGGCATTACCGACACAGTGGGTAACCGGGGCGACAAACAAGACGCTGCAGGGCATGTGACAGCAGCAATGACAGGCCGCTATGACCATGCACTGCCGGTGGTAAAACCGCCAAAGCGCCGCTAA